CAGTAATTGTGCTGCCTGAAATAGTCGTTCCACCAGAATCCTGTAGACTTACACTGTTGAAGTAGTAACTGGAAGACAATCCAAGTATTTGTTTTACTTCCGTTGAATTCAAGGATTTAAGATTACCAGATGTTCTTCCCAAGATCTCATTCATTCCTATTTGAAGATCTACTGGATTTGGTTCGTCTGTATCTTGTATAGAAACCTTGACACTGTTAAATGGCATGTTTGCCAACATGCTGTTTGTTATAGATTCTGGTTTTATCGTAAAAGATAGACCATTGTTGCTATCAACTTCTATGGCAATCGCATCATCGTCTTTAAGTTCCAAAACACCAGAAGTGTCCCCCGATTGTATGTTTTGTCCAGTTCTATTGTTGATTATGCTATTAAAACCAGACAGTGAGGAAGAGGCATCTATCTTGATGCATATTTCATTATCTGGTTCGCCTGTTGTTGTTTTTGTGAGGGTGATATTGTTGCCCTCTTGAAAAACCAACTTTCCTGTCTTTTGACTGGCTATTTCAGATGATTTTTGACTTCCACTACTTGTATAGATATACCAAGAATTGAACAAATTGGCGTTCTCCTCCAAGAATCCAGTAGAGGATGCTCCAATTATAGAACGAAGTTCTGTTCTTCCTAATGGGATTATTTCAGATACAGTTCCCTCTTCATCTGTCCATCTTCCAAAAACATATCCAGCAATTTCTTCATTTGGTGCAGTACCTAGAACAGTTTCTCCTGATAAACTCACCAACGATGTGAATGCCTCACCCCCAGGTTTATCTTCTGTATAAATTATTGGATCTAATAGAGTACCTGTCCCAGTTACATTATAACCACCAAAATATAATCTTTCTTCTATGTCGTATATGTCGGTGGGCAAACCGTCAGCCTGTGCTCCCTTTATGCTGAATGGAGGCATTTGTGACAATTTTGCATTTGTTATGGATCCATCAGCAGGAACAGAAACACCAGTGGCTTCTATTAAAATATCGTTGTCTGTTGTAGAAGTTATGTTTATTCCTATACCAGAACGCAGATATAAAGTATCCTCACCCACATTAGCACTTACCGTGTAATCCAACTCGTTGGTATTTTCTCCAATTACCTGTATTGTAGAAAATCCTCTACTTCCTCTGATATAAAGAGTATCTCCTGCCGTGAATGTGTAGATTCCCCACATTCCTTCAACATTAAAACTATCGCTAGCAATATCAGCGGAAATGGTTCCATTTTCAGAAACTATAGAGGAAAAATAATCTGCATCCGAAAGAGAACCCGCACTTATTATTATTTCGTTGTTGGTGTTCTTGTCGATTGTGACATTCGATCCTGCTATAAAAGTAAGAGTATCCCCTACAGAATCCGCATCAATAGTATCACCACCACTTATTTGAATATTTGAAAAATAAGGTTGAGATGCTTGAGAGGAATTAATCATAATTCCATAAGAGTATGAACCATATAATGCATAAAGTCCAACAAGAATGGGTTTTACTATTCCAGTTGTTGGTTTGGTGGATGTCAATACACCAGCAGTGGTCTGTGAAAGGTAATAGGTAGAACCCGCAGAATAAGAACCTAATAGAGCCTGAAACAATCCACCAAGAACAACACTTGTATATCCCGAGGTCGTATCTATAGATTCAACCATACCGAGCACATTCGAATTTTCTTCAGTATCTGCCTGTGCTTTCACCAAGGTGGAACCACTAAGTCTAACTGCATCACCTACCGCAAGACCCGGCGCAGATGAGTTAAGAATACTGACTCTATTTGTATATTTAAAATCCAACCTACCATAATTTAAAATACTATCTGTGGTGATAGGAACAACAAAAGGAGATGGACTAGAAATGTCGCTATGATCTGCTTGACCTGGTTGTTTTCTGAATTGTGCCGAAAGTTGTAACTGTGCGACATATATTCTACCTCCAAAATAAAAATCAACTCCATTAGTACCAGACGGAAATGACGAGACGGGATCATAACTTGTATGGAATAGTGTCGTTCTGATCCCATTAGTTGCGACATGAGAAACACTAAATTGATTTGTAGAATCTAATGCTCTTATACTTATTGCTTCATCTGTATCGGTATTTACTATTTCAGTAGTTCTTGATCCTAGAAGAAGATTTATTTCTGTATCTGTTTGTGTTGCACCTTTTGGACTAAAATTAAATTTAGCAATACTTGAACCAGAAGATCCTTCCGAGACAAACGCTTGATCATATGATATACCGATGTTTTGATTCGTGTACCAGGCAAGAAGATCTCCTCTATAGATCCATGAAGGATCTTCGTCAAGAGCATCTATTTTAAATCCTATGGATGATATTGAACTTCTTGGAGTAGAAGAAGCATTTCCTATTTTTATAGAATTAGATTTAAGGTGTGTATTTACTGATTCTACTGTAAAAGAGGAAGAACTAAAATTTATCGAAGATGAAGTTCCTCCTGTAAAATCATGATCTCCCGAAACAGTAAATGGTAATATGTTTGTCGCTTCAACTCTTCTAAAAGTTTCACAATCAGTAGAACTAGGAGTTGTGTTTGTGCTATTTCCTAATTCAATTATATAATTATCCAACTCATCTGGTTGTGATACTTCTGGTAGATTTTGAATATCTAAACTCAAAGAAATATTTTCGTCATAACGGAGTCCACAACCAATATTCACACTTATTACAGCAACACCATCTGTTATTCTGGAAATCGTTATTCCAGGTCCAGACGCAACATCATAGATGTTCAGAGGATTGAGAGCAGCAGAAATCTCATTAGTGGTTTCCCACCAATTATAAAATGTATCGCTTAATTTAAGTGGTTGGATTGGGTCGAAAAGGCTCATTTAATTCCTCTGCTTAACAATTCTTTTAACATTTTAGACATTTCTTGAATATTTGTTTTAATATTCTTAACTTCTTCTTCTAATTTTATGTATCTGTTCTGATCATCTCTTCTCTTTTTAGCGGCGATATATGCTGCTTTGTTTGTAGAAAGAATGGCCTTACTGTAAGAATCTCTCACAATATCATTTCTATCTTCAAATTTTTCTCTCATAATACGGCCACCGCTCTCAAGTCTCTTATTTTTGGAACATTCCAAGGAAGATTACTGTACAAGCAAACCTTCACACAGAACTTATTGAATGGAGTTGTAGTATCAGATGGTAGATTGAATTCTATTTCTCTGAATTCCTCTCCTTGAGTGTAATAAGAATCGAAATTTTGAACATTTGAAGTTAATTGCGTATAACCAAAAGAGTGGAAGTCGTCTGTGCTTTCCGTATCTTGGGTTTTAACGAATACTTGAATATTCGTACCGATTGGTTTGCTTACAGAAAGAACAACTTTCATATTATTAGAATCAAACCCATCCTCTAAAGTAACAACTCTACTGATGTATCTTGCTCTGGGAGTTCCTGTTGTAACAGGAACGAATGGATTAATCTCTCCATTATTAGCACTATCGTTGCTTTCTACCAGATTATTTATTGCATAGAAACTCAAAGATTGCAAATCTATAACAGGACACACATCTTTATTTGTAGTTTCACAATTAATTGTCAATCTAAGTGGTATTTCTGTGCTAGTAGAACCTGTTCTTGTTCCATAAGAATATGTGTTTGATAGTTCTATATTACTATTTGGTTCAACAGATAAAGTCACAGGAGAACCACCTTCTGATGAAGGAACAGCAACAACAGTCCAATTAGATCTGCAAGAATTAAAGTCAAAATATCTACTGTTTATGTTAAGTAACTCAAACTTATTTTCCGTCTGTATTACTTCGTTCTTCAGAACTATTTGTCTATTTACTCCGACTTGGAACTCGCATTTGTTCATGACAAACATCATATCGGTGTTTTGCTCTGCCGTCCAAGCACTAGCGTTGGCAGAAGTGAAGAATACACCAACATATGGTTGATTTGTAACCTTGGTTTCTGTTCCCAAGATAAAATCTCCCAGAGTTGCGACAAATATTTCATATTCACTTGTATCCCCCTTAACTATCAGTGCGTGCTCGCCTGGTGGGAGATGAATTGGATAATCAAAAGTGAATGTGGTTTTTGCTGATGCGTCTTCCGAAACCTGTACTTCTGATGGCAACTTGACTACCTTTGCGCCAGGATATATTCTGGTTGAGTCTGGATAGCCATTCACCACAGGTCTTATTTGAATTTGAACTGGTAGATTTGTGGTGTTTTCTGGTTTTCTTGCAAAGAAAATATCCACACTGCTTATAAAAATGCCCTCTGGATGTTCGCTAGCATTTACTAGGAATGTTTGAGCCAAAGGATCGTTTTGTCTTGTCTGCACCACGGTATTCGATGTGGTTTCTGTAAATACACCAGTAAAAGTTGTATTTCTGGTTTCACTTGCCTGGATAGGATTGCTGATCTGGAAGTTTCTAGTTGTTGCTATTGTTTCTTCCACTTCTGTCCTCAAACCACTTGCACTGTAAATACCAAATGCATATGTGGACGCTCTTTCTGCGTTGTTTCTGGAATCGCTTGTTATTTCAAATTTACGATCACCCACTCTGAACATACCATCTGGCATTCTAAATTCAACATAAATGAAACCATTTTCATCTGTTTTCAAATCTTCCGAAGCACCAGTAGCAAAATGAGTTCCGCCGTTTCCTAAACCAAACTCGGAGCCTGGATAGGGTAAAAGTGCTTGACTCGATTCTGTAGATGCACTATTGCCATATAGAGCAGAAACAGAATCATACTTATAGCAATATTCTTCTACATTTGTTCCATCAAAGAAAACATATACTCTTGTTTTTGGTTTTAGACCAGAACCTATTATCTTTATGTTCTTTTCTCTCATAAATGGAACGAGTCTCACATCAACAACTCTATCTCCAAGAGAGACATCGGTTGTGGATGTTGATAGTGTTCTCGTTATTCCATTTCTTACTTGTTCTAATTCTTCATTAACAAGAACGGTGTTTGTTGTGATATTTTCAATTGTTCGTTCATCTCTACCAGCACCAGAACCTCCGTGTGCATGACCTGGTTTGACAAGATGCCAATCTCTAACAACTCTTGTTGAGGTTTCACTATCAATAACAGTTCTTGTTCCGTTTCTTGATAATGTTTCCCATTCTTCCCACTGAGTACCAAAAGGAGCAAGATTGTTGTTATTAAACGCAGAAACCATTTGTTCCCAGGCATCATTTTCGCCTGCAAGATTTACATTAACATCGGGTCTTCTAACAGTAGAAACCCAAGTGTCTATGGTTGGAACCAAGTTTACTACACCTTCATATTGAACGGTGTCGTGTGGTTGAACGGAAAGTGCTCTCGTTGCCAACGGTTGTGCTATGAATACAACTTCTTCATAAGGGAACATATACAAATCTTTGTATATTCCGTCTGTTTGTGTAGAAAGTCCCACAAAAGTGGTAGAACCAGTGGAGTCTACTATAAAATTATTAGTATGAGTTGTAAATGGAGGTCTGGCGTATCTGTTGGTGAAATCTATAGAGATGTTATAATCTCTGTTGGTTACATCACCTATTCTGTGTCCTTCAAATGTATCTACCAGAATTCCATTCTTAAAGCGGTCGTTTCCATTAGCATCCAATACAAGAAGATCCTCTGCTTTCTTTTCCAAAACAGAAAGAGTCGTATAATACTCTAATTTTTGAACTCTTTTTTCTATCTTTCCTATATCTCGCATGGTATAGCGACGATTGTCTATCATTTTTGTCTTTACACTTGATGGTCCAAATATAAAAGGATCTTTTTCTATCAAGTAAATAGACATGGAGTTTGGAACATCCGATGGGTAGCGAGGAGACATGCTCGGTTTACCATAAACAACTTCAAATTTGCCGTCTCTGGTGAGAATCAATTTATCTCTTCTGGGCAGGTAGTAACTGGCATTAATTTCATCAGCCCAATCTGGATGAGGCGTAATTTTACTTTCACCCAAGAAGAAATCATCGACACTGTTTAGATTGTTTGGTCTAAAATCTATAATTGCAGATTCGTGAATCGCTTCACCATTATTTTTGCTGAAGTAGAATGGAACATCAAAATTAGATATTACTGTCTCTGAAGAATCTATGAAAGATTCTCTTACAGAAATATTTGATTCAACTGTATCGTATTCATAATATTCATATGTTATTTTTAGTCTAACAGCAGAAGGATCTGTTACAGAACCAAAAATACTACCTTCAACTTCTGTTCCGTTTGCTTTTACATACCCAGAACTTAATATTACTTTTGGTCTTCCTATTACTTGATCTGTAATACCTGTGTCCAATACAAAAGAGGAAACAATATTTTGCGCTCCAGTTCTTATTAGATCATTTTCATCAACAGGATATACGGATATTACCGAACTTATTTGTCCTGGCTTTATTTGCAACAAATCCATACTGGATGGAGTCATTAGTTCCATATAGTATTGATTTTTAAGACTTTTTGTGCTTCCTTTTGTAAATCCAGAAATTATTTCTGTTGCAGTCTTTAATGTTTTCTTTCTTATATTAGAAGTATCAAATGTTCTTTGAGTTTTGGCAAAAAGTGTAACATCTGTTACATCCGTGCTCAATTCTACTGGAGCGTAAAGTGTCAATTCTCCAGAAGAAGTATTAATCTGAAAACCTAATTCATTTTCTTCATAAGAAGGTTCTGTTCCTTCTACAAGATTGTAGGTTAATCCCGTTTTAGAATTTATTGCAAACCAATTTATATTAGGTTCTGATGCAAGGAATCTGTCATTAACATCTCCTACCGTCCAACTATTGTCAGTAACATCACTGAATGTGTGATTAAATACTTTTTGTAATTCTACAGTTAGACTTTGATTAGAAAGTACTCTCTCGAATACTCTTCCTGTAGGAATCTTAAAGAATAACTTATCTTTGGAAGGATCATAGATCACAGTTTTTCTTGTAGTTATTGTCTGAGATGTTCCACTAAATGTTTCTTCTACTTCTCTTCTACCAGAAGCCTGTGCAATTTTAATGATGTTTTTGGCATCTGTTTCAATATCATAAACTATGTCGGTGACATCTCCGAATATAGAGTTGGATTCTGTTAATTGTATGTCAAACAAATAGAACTTGTATAGAACATCAATATCACCATCGTCCGTAAGAGGATTTGCACCTAAACTTATACAACGGATTCTTGTTGTTCCTACAGTAACTGGTAGAGGTGATTCTGCTGTAACTGGAAATTGTGTGTTGTTTGCATCTTTTCTATCACTAAAAAATACATTAGAACCTGTTACTTCATAAGGCCAGTTTTCTACAAGTGGTTCTGTTGAAGAAAGAAGTCTTAGAGGTATTATTTTGCCATCATATAAGAAGTCTGCAACTGGAAGTGTAGCGGAACCACCGACTTTAAAATCTTGTAGTTCTTGGAAATTATCAACATCAATATAATTGCCTGGTTGAGCAGGACCAACTTTGTCTATTCTAGCCAAAAGAATCATAGGAGATGTATCGGAAGGATTCGTAAGATCTGGGAATTCCCAAGAAACTACTGTTGCAGATGCATAGTCGTAATCCTCAGAGGATCTTATTTGGAAAATCTTTTCACCAGGCACATAGTTGTATGTCGATTCATAAGATAGTTGTCTTGCCAATACCTGAACAAGATTTTCTCCTCCACCGTCCCAATTTTCATTATAATCTTCACCATTTACATAAAGGTTGTTTATGTTATGTGCAATATTGACAAATCTTCCAGTTAGTCTGCTGTCGAATTTTGTTCTTGTTGTGTTAAATGATCTGTTTCCCCATACAATATATTCAGATCCTGTATTTTGATAAATTGGACCATATTCTCTTAAAAAAGGTTTACTGGGATCACACTCATCCACATACAAAGCGGTTTCATCTCTTATAAATGCATAAGGCACAGCGTCTCTTGTTGCTGCTTGATCACTGGTTATATTGTCCCATTCATATTGAAACACTCTTAAAAATTCAGGATCAACACCCAAATCATAAGAAGTAAAAGAGGTATTTCCTCCGTTTTCTGTAAACTGAATTCTCTTGAATGTGTCTGCTGTATCTCCGACATCAAATCTATAAGCACTTTTTATTTCATATCTAAAACAAGGATTTCCTTGAGAATCTTTTTCATTTTTTGCTTCTATGAAATATCTTTCATTTGTAGTATCTGAGTAACTAGCAGTATCTTCTGTTCTTACTTCTGTACCATCTATACTATTTCCATCATGTGGTACACTTCCATTCAAAATATGAACATGAGGATATGTTACAGGATTTTCTCCAGAACCAGATTTTAATGCAAAAATATAACCACTAGCAATCTGCTGTAAACTACCACCCTCTCCTTCGCCGTTTATAGGTAATCTTTTAATATTTACTTCGGTTATTGTCCCTGTTCCTGCTATAGTACCATAATTATAGGGTACATTAAGAACTATACCCTCTGCTTCATTAGAGTCGCCAGAATTCAGTTCTGCCATTCTAAATCTGAATACTTTTCTTAATACGGAAATAGAACCAACACTACTGCCCCAAGAAGTGGAAAATCCCGCGTAGTTTTGAAATAGAACACCCGCATCTTCTCCAGAAGAAACGAAATCTAATGCCGAAGTCACCTTTATATAACCTTCAGTTTGATTATTTGGTGGATTGTCTCCTGCTATCCACCTCATACATTTACCGACGCCTGTGACAACACCAAGACCATTTAATTGCTTAACAGTAAACGAGTCATCACTACTATAATTATCAATAAATCCAACATTACTTCCCGTTTTACTTACAGTCGGATCGTATGCTTGTTTAAAATCTCTATGATAGAATCCCTCCTCATCGGATCCAGCCTGTTCGTTGAAAGATGCTCTGACTATTTCCGAAAGAGGAGAGGAAACTAAATGTATAGCATGAGAAATTTTAGTATTTTCTCCAGCCACATAATTATATGGAGAAGATCTTCCATTACATGCATTTTCGTTTGGCGGAGTAGACTCGTTGTAGTAATTTGAATTAAAAGCCATATGGTTTCCTATTTATTTTATATAGTCAATATCAAGCATTACTTACAAAAAGAACACTTTCGTATTTTCTTGTAGTTTCCGACAGTCCTTTCATGTATTTTGTGCTGTCAGATGTCCATAACTTAAATGGACTCCATCCATAAATTGGCGCAGTTACGCTGGTGTTTTCTCCCTGCTCCATTACTAAAATCATCAAATCTTCGCTATTCAATTTGAATTTTGGTAGTTTTTCCCACTCGACAGTCACAGGACTACTGTCTTCTACAAAACTACCTATCACATAATTTCCAATTAGATTGAAAGAGTCTAATGTAATGTCTTCTTGTTTTTGCGATTCTACATCCTTTTTCAAGTAGTCTACATTCTTTGTGTTGTAGTTTTCGTACTCATAACCATACACATATGCTTTTCCAGGCTGAACCGCCAAAACCATCTTACTTTCATCTCCAGCAGGCAAATCTTGAGGAGAATATGTTCCAGTTGGATCTATGTTATATGATTTTAGTTTAACTCTAATAGTATTAGTCGCAACATTTTCGCTTGGTCTAAAATTCAATAAACCATATCCATCCAAATCGGGTGTTATGTTAAAAGACACTCTTTTTGGACTTTTGGATTTCATAGTAACCAAATAACCAGTTACTCCTGTTTCACTTTTTAATTCTTCGTATGGTATGATAGATAAAACTTCAAGAACACCATATTCTGTAAAATCAAATCCAGAAACAAAAGGATTTATTCCTGTTTGACTAAAAACATAAGATCCTACCGCAAATGTTGGATCTGGACTCTTAACAAACACCTCGTAAACATCATTTCTATAATGGTTTTTTACTTCCAGACCAAAAGGTCTTACCGTGTATGAACCAGATTCATCATATGTTCTTCTTGCAAACAATTCCAATATTTCAGAATAATTTGTAAGTCTTCTGATCCAATCTGCTTTTCCATCTACAAGTCTTACAACTTGAATAAAATCGCTGTTAGAGTAATTTTCTACTTCAATTGATTGTGGATCGAAAGGAAGTTGTGTTAATTGTAAACTAATGACATATCTATCTGCTCCAGGCGCATTTGCATTATAAAATCCAGTTGATGGATCTCTTAATGTGGGATCGCTATTTGCAGTTACTGATGTCTTGTTTGCTTGTAGTCCTATTCTAACGGAAGGATAAGTGTAGAGTCTGACATTTGGTTCGCAAATATCGTATAGATTTTTATCCTCATAGTATGCAACACTGCTTCCGACTTCATAAGTGGAATCATAATATGGTGCTATTATTTGATTATAATTCTTAACAAATAACCCATCCAAGTAAAATATACCATCATCAACAGAAACCAAATTAGCAGTTCCGAACGGAGGGACCGAATAGATTTTGTTTATAGAGTCATAAGAAGGAGATATTATTTTAAAATAAACATCTTCATTTTTAACTTTAAGTAAATCTTCTGGAGCAATAAGATCATCCGCACCAGTTATTGCCATGAAAAATAGAACGGTATAATTATCTTCTGAACTATAACCAGAAGCATCATAGTGAAGTAAAAGAACAGTTCCGGCGGGATCTGTTGCATACTCTCCTGTTTCAGCATCGTATTTTAGTATTTCTAACTGTGTTTTCCTCACAGTGTTCAAAATTTGATTTGTCTGCAACTGATCATCATCATAAGATGTTTGTGTTCTGGTTATACTTTGCAAGTAAGAATCAGCAGTGGTGGTCAACAAAGTACCATCATCTGCTGATAAAAGTCTCTCTACTCTTACAAAATTTGCTGGAGAAATATTTGTTTTTCCACCAATAATCTGTGAACCATCGAGAAAAACATGATCCGCAAATTTGGAAATCTGAGACTGAAGAATGCTCTGTAATTGTGTCAATTCTCTTGCCTGTACAGAATAACCAGGCTTGAAAAGAATTTTTAGAAAATTCTTGTTGTCGTCAAAGTCATCATAATATGGTGAATTGGAATGCAGTTCTGGGTGCTTGTAAGGCATGATTACTCCGTTAGAAACCTAGAAGAATTCTGGTTGTAAATATTGTGTTTGTTGCCAAAGTTATTGGTTGTATATTTTGTATGTATAGTACATTTCCGCTATATTTGTTTACTTGTATATCTGAATTATATGTGGCGGTTTCGTGTAATACTACAGAAACTCCAACATTTCCTGCACAAGTATTGTCAAACAACTCTACTTGCTTTGCAAAAGGATCCTTTACACATATCAAAGTATCATCAACAACAAAAGATCCTCTTTCTGCTAGAACATAAACATATGCTATACTGTCCGATCCAGAAATTTGCGCTTCGCTTACCGACAACACATAAGCGGATGCAGTATCAACTGTTTCTCCTCCAGAGTTTTCTTGTGCCTCTCTGTAAAGATACGAACCTACGGGAATAACAGCATCAGAAAAAGAAGTAGATCCTTCTAATTTAACTCTTATTCTTTGAATAGATGATGTTCTCAGCAAGGAGTTGTCTACTTGTGGTAAATATTCTTGAGATAAACCATATACAGTTTTTGGTGCAGAAACCAGTTGTATTGTGTTACTGACTCCACTTTCAGTTTTCTTTAGAAAAACTATCTTTTCACCAAGAGCGATTGACCCATCAGAATTTAATTTTGCATTTTCAAACTCACCTCTTACTTCGGATACTGTAAGATTTATCAACTTAGAATCAGATGGATTTACTGTTATTTCTTCTATTTTTGCACTGGAAAATGTATCTGCACCAATTATATGAGTAGCGTTGCTAGTGATGTTAGACAACTGAAAGTCCAAAACACCGTTGTAATAATAATCAGTTCCGCTTATTTGCACATCCTGATCGACTATTAAAACCATGTCGAAATTTTGATTAGAATTTGGAACTATAAGTTCTTCTTGTGTTTTTAGATTTTTAATTATTCCATATTGTCTTATTTGACTACCAGCACCGAAATAATATTCTGTTCCTTCTTCTATCTGAGAATACTTAAAGTCTTTTCTTATCATTAGATGTTTTGGTCTAAGTTCATTTATGATGTCATAACCATAACCACCATCAGGAGGAATCACCACAGAAACAGTTACATCGTCTCCTGCTAGAAGATATGCATTAGCAAAAGAATAACCACTTCCTCCGTTTATAATTTCAAAAGAAGTCAAAATGTCGTTGGTGAATACAGGAACAGCAACAGCACCATAACCGTTTCCCACTATATTTACTTTTGGTAATATAGAATAAACATCTCCTGTGTTTATATTTCCATCTCCAGTATTGTTGTCTGGATAAATTTCACACAACTCTATAGTTGCCGTGTTATTTGAAACAGTGTATGTTTTTATTGTTCCTATCTTACCGTTCTCAAAATACACCACATAGTTGTTGTTATAATAATTTGAACTAGTGGCGAGATCTGAGAGAAGATTTACTGTAAATGTCAATCCCGTGACACTACTGACAGTGTGTGTATTATTTAAATCTGGATTTACTAAATCACTATAAGAAACAAACTGTTCATCTACAGTTATTTTTTCTATAAAACCATTTATGGCATCTAATTTGACATCTAATGCTAAAGCACGCTCATCTGAGTAGGATAATCTGTCTATTTCCACAACAGGCATAAAATTTTCTGTTAAAAAACCTTCCATGGCTTCTGTTAAAGAATACATGAATTTCCAGATATATCCATCAGATGTTTTTAGTTCTTGTGTGCTGGTTCCTTGTGGTGGTGTTGTTGAAAGAACTCCACCATTATTTGATAGGCACATGTAGATTCTATACTCATTTTCATCGACAATAAGCACATAATATTTTTTATCTGTAAGATCAATATCGTCTTCATATTGATCGTATATTGTACCAGATGTCCAATCGTATCTTTTAACCATCAACTGAACATCCGATGGTAATATGTTGTTATAAAAAACAGAATTTCTTTTTGCTGAATTCTCTTCTTCTACTGTATCGACTACCACTGGTATTACAGATTCGTCTTCTCTGGGCTTAACTCCACCATAAAATATAAAATACTTGTCCGTTGCTCTAGGATTCGTCAGTCCTCTATAAAATTCCTTTATTATTGAGGATTTAATTGCGTTTGAAAGAATGGCCATTAGATGGAAACTCCATTTCTAGTTTCTTGTGAGAGTACAGCAACGCTTCCTATGGTCAAATCATAGAATATTTCTTGCGATTCGTCAGTATTTATGAACACTTTTGGATGTGGGAAAACCACCCAATAAGCATTTCTGTTGTCCCAATCTGGTATTAAATCTGAAAATGACTCAAGTTCATCAAAATTTGCGGACTGTATATTTCTATCTTCAGGTCTTCCAGATGTATCGTGAATAAAATAACCATCACTGTCTGGTGGAATTTCATTATCAGGATTTACACCCTCTGGAAAAAGATCATAATTGTTGCTTCCTATAGGACCATTTCTTAGATTCACATCTCCATTTATTCTGTATGCAATATAGTTTCCTATGTAAAGAGAACCAAGCAACTCAATTGTAGATTTGTCGGATTCAGTGTTCAGTTCTATTGTAAGAGATGGTGTTATTACCTGAGAACCGAACAATTTATATCCTGCTGGATGCACTGTTCTTTTTATAACATCATAATATGATTGTAGAGGTATGCTAGAAATTATTTCATAAGAATGTGTTTGATAGTAGTCATTATCTTGAATAAAACTCCTATCTCCCAACACACCGTTGCTAGTGCTATAATATCCTCTGTATTGACACAGTACCGAACTTACCGCATCTCCATCGAATCCTGTTCCAAAATCGGAAATTATTGATATATCATATCTCTGTTCAGGATCTTCTTCGTAATTTATTCCAAAATTTACACTTTCTATTTTTTCAATTTCGCCTCTAGATCCTATTACAGTCACCGTTCCCGTGTATCCTACACCAGATGCTGATTTTTCTGGATCGGTTGTTCCATCAGAATTATTAGGAACAGGATTTAAAAATACTCTATCGCCTATTCTATAGTTGTACCCAGAAGATGTTATTTCTATTTCCGAAATACCTCTTTTTGGATAATACGATAATGTTTCTTCTGCTCCATCTTCAACAATATCACACAAAATAGGATAATTTGCATCAAAATCACCTATTATTTCTACCAATTCCAACTCTGCAACATTATATGGAGATTGTTTGTATATGCTGCACGACAAAACTCTGGCTGTGACTATTTGTTCGCCTTCATCATTTAATTGATAGATTTTGTTTCCAGAAAATAACCTGGTCCTTTCATTATTTCCGCTGAATATCTTTATGGTTTTCTTTTCATTCCATAAACCGCCAGAAACAACGAAAAGATGCTCTCTTGGATAATAAAACTGAACACCTTCGTCGTATAGAATTTTAAATATAAAATTAAACGAATTTTCGGTTCCTTTTGATCTGTAAAATTCGCTTGCTCTTTTAATAAGTGTTTTTAAGTTTAGAGGTTTGCCTGTTTCTTTATCTACAGTCAAATTAGAAGGAAAATCTGGTATGAATTGCTTTCTAAATTTTTCATTAAATATTTCTGGAGAAATATCTACATCCGAAAAACTGTAAGAACTAAGAGGAGCAAGTTTCGGATCATTTGATTGTTCCAAAAATTGATAGTATGATTGTATAAATGACACAAATTTTTGATAATCTTCTCTTATAAATTCGGGTAATTGATAAGGGACAACCGAAGAAAGTTTATTTTTTAATTCTATTACATCTGTATTTGTGTAAAAGAATATTTTTACTTCAGAACCGATTATCTTTTTATTAAGTTTGTTTACCAAATATGCTCTTATTTGGTGTTTGCCTTCCTTTAAATCTGATACAGCAAATCTTCCCTTGAGTTCTGTTTTTTCGAATTTAGTTGAATCTATGAAAAATACAACCTTATCCGTAGACTTAGAGTTTTCGGATACTTCATACTCCACATATATCGTGTCGTTATAGAGTAGAGTGTCTTTGATTGGACTAGTAATGTTTATCATCTGTTTCTATATGGTATTAGTGTTGTGTTTATTTTCAAAGATCTGGAACTTGGATTTTCATGAAGAAGGAACATCTTTTGTTTGGCAATTATATCTCTTTCGTCTGGAACAGCAAAAATAATAACAGGTAGTCCATCAACTAATGATGATGGTTTGAATTTATTCAACACTACCTGACCAGTGTTGTAATTGACAGTTCCTGCTTTCTTATTAAGGATAATCTTTTTGTTATTTACAAAATGATACAAAACTATATTCCCGTATCCATCATCTTCCAACAAACAATCTCTATCCACCACCACAGTACCACTAGTATCCAAATAACCAAAAATGTTAGAAGTTATTACGCTCTTGTATCCATCTTCTGGATGATATATTTTGTTGTTAAAGTTTATTTCATAATTATGGGGTTTAGCGTCAAATATTGGCGTAAATCTCTTTTCGAGAGAAACACCTATGTCGTTGCTTATGATGTTTTCATTAACAGTCTGAATCAAAGCGCCCAGTTCTGTTGCGTAAAAATCTTTATCAAATTTGTTTAGTTTTTCTTCAGTGAAATCATATATCTCTCTGCTTACATCTGCAACTAACTGAGAAAGACCAGATGACAGATTTATGGGATCTATTTTCAAATTGATAGTCAAATTTAGATAAAGTATTTCTGGATCCACAAATTCTATGAGAACACCAACAACATTTCTGGTTTTTGAAAGCGTGGATATGATTTTTGTCTTTTCAGAACTAGACAAAATTGCTCCTGTTTTGGGTTTTACGGTAATGAATACCTTACCATAAGCGGGAGGATCATTATCTTCTCCACCCCAACAGATGACATCCTCTATTATTGGAAAATCTTTTAGTATTATATTTCTATAATCTTCTTTGGTTACTGCTCTGTCCTGAGTGACGAAATTTCTAGTAGTATTGAATCGAATGGATTGTTTGGTTTCTGCATCAGAACCTCCAGTTGAAGGCACCACGACTCTTATGCTAGAACCAGGCAAAGTCGGAACACTGAATGTTGATGTGGAATCTGAAATTCCAATTCCATTCGCCGCAGAACCAGAAGACTCTATTACTTCTATTCTAATAACATTACCGTCAGATAATCTTTTTCCAAGAACACCATCACCAAAAATCAATTCCAAGTACCCATCTGAATTTTCTTCTAAAAAGAAAACATTACTATCAGAATTTAAAAGAGTTATGTTGGTTGATTCTAGGAAAGAAACAATTTCCGTAGTAGATGCAGAGGATTGGACTGAGACTTTCAGGGTAGAAGCATCTACATTTCTAAACGGTATTATAAATTTTTGATTTTCTAAATTACCATCCACCACAAATGAGTATTTTCTTAAAGTTCCTTCTACAAATTCTATATAACCAGTGCTGACCTCTGTTGCAGTACCCGATTGGTTAAAAACAGAAGGAGATGCTACTGCATCTTCCAATAATATAAAATTAAAAGACACTCCATTATTTGAAGACGATATTCTTGTTCCTTTAGGAACCAAATAATTTATGGCTTCTGGTGATCCTGTCACTTCTACTATTACTCTGGAGGATTTTATGGTTTTGGGTCTATATGCAAAATGTTTTGCTATGGACACAAGAGAGGATCTTTTGGTTGCACTATCCAAAAACATTTCATTTATTGTCATATTATTATAAAATGCTTGATAGTAGGTGTTGTACGCCATAACATCAAGAAGTATGTTCAGTGCAGAACCTTCAAAATTATAAGATGTAAACTCGCTTTGAGATCTCAAGAAATTCTTGAGATTTTGTTTTATAGAATCGAATTCTATGTCTGTAATTTTTAGTTCTTTTGTGTTCATCTGCTTCTTGTGACCTCAAGATT